GCCAGTGGCGCAGCAAGTGATGCCTGTGGCGCAGCTGTATATCCTGCGAACTGCTGACGCGCTGCATCAATCAATGACTGCTGCAATGCCTGCTGCATCAAGCCTTGACGTTCTTGCGCCTGAGTAATCGCTTGACCTGTCTGGAACGCTTGCTGGCCTAGACCGCCAAGCTGTGATGCCGCGCCCAAGCGTGCAGCACGATCTCGCATTGCTGCGTCCATTGCTTGGGTATAACCTGCTTGACGCTGTTGCGCTGCAATGTCGCCTGCCATGCGTCCGTATTCGCCAGCCATAACGCCTTCTGCAACACCTTGGCGTGACCCACCAAATGCACGGGCTGCTGTGGCCTGTGCGCCTAGCGTGTTCATAGCCATCTGACGTTGACGCTCAATGTCTTGCTGCGTGCGATCAATCACTTCCTGCTGGTATGGGTTCATGTAAGCGCCGACCTGCAAGGGAGACTGCATAGCTTGGCGTGTCCCGCCGATTGCGCCCTGCAAAGATTGAGCCGCTGCTTGGTTTACGTTAAACGGCTGTGGCTGCGCTGCTACTGGCTGCGGCGCAGGCTGGTAAGTTGCCGTAGGTTGCGGTGTTTGCAGCGTTCCTGTCTGCGCCGCTACTGTTGGTGCTGGTGCTGCTGCGCCCATTATACTTCTCCTAAAACGTTCATAATCATTACGCCTGAACCTTTCTGACTAACTCCTGCAATTTTTCTTTAGCAGTGTCTTTATCATAGCTGCCCGCGCCCAAGTCTCTTAAGACCTTCTTGGCTTGTGTTCCGCTAAGATTTTTATACGCGTCAGGGTTTTCAGCTATAGCCACGGTTGCGGCGGCTTCCCTTGATAGTTTACTCAAAACTTCCCTAGAGGTTTCAGCATCGTAAGCTGGAAGTCCTAAATCTCTCACAGCTTGTTTTGCTTCCTCTTTATTGAGTTTTTTGTATGCGTCAGGATTTTTTGCAATTTCAATCGCTGCGCTAGCCTCGTTTCGATCCATCTCAGCCGCAGCCTCACGATCTCGACGCTCACTTGCGGAGCTTGGCTCTCTGCTTTGCTCATACGCAATAGCCGCCTCAGTCGCAGTCATGCCCATTGATGGTGCCGCCTGCACAAAGTCACCTAGAGTTTCTAGTCTGGTAGGCTGTGAGCTTGCTGAAGAAGGTGTCAAAAGCCCACCTAGCGCACGACTTAGAACTGTGCCTTCTGGATCATATGTTGGATCAGTTAAGCTGCGATACAGGTCTGCGCCAAAGGTGTCTTCTGCGCCGACAACTGCGCCAGCGCCGCCAAACGGGTCAAGACCCATAGCCGCTTCTTGGTCAATCTGTGCCTGAGATGGGCCACTCGCAGATTGCGTGTAACCTGCTGCTGCGGCTAGGGCGGGATCGACTTGGCCTACATCATATCCCGTGCTGACGGTTGATCCGTAATAGTTTTGCATCAAGTCGCTTGCTTGACGATCATCATCACCCGCATAAACAGAATAATCAAATCCCTGCGTAGATGTGCCAAGAGGGAAATCAGACGCGGAGTAAATAGGTTGCTCAGCATAGAAGTCGTCACTAACTTGACCTATGCCAAGTTGGTCTTGCGCAGCCTGAACCGCCGCAACTCCTTCTGCGCTTGGATCAAGCGTACCAACGTATTGCCCTGTAAGTTCGTCTTGGAACGCATCAGTGTAATCAATGTCTGGGTTATAGTATTGATATTTTTGACCAGCAGTGTCTGGTATACCGCCAAGGCCAATATCTGTCATCGCCTCGCTTAGTGCATCAATATCTGTCTGAGCTATGATGTCGCCTGCAGTGGCGTCACCAACAGGCACAATGCTAACGTCATCTTCTACTAATGGAATGTCTGGAACGTATGGGATTTCAGGGATGATAACGCCGCCCCCGTTGCCACCGCCTGCGCCGCCGCCTCCACCAAGACCGCCTCCACCAAGACCTCCTCCGCCGCCGTTTCCGCCGCCACCGCCTGCGCCGCCATCAACAACTGGCGGCGTTGGGTCAACAACTGGAGCACCCTCAAACTCGCCAGTGACAGGATTGATAAACAAGCTCTCAATAAGGTTAAACTGCGCAGGTCTGCGTCTTGCAAACTCGCCAAGCGATTGCTCATATAGTGGCGCAGAGGAATAACCACGAACACCACCTGCAAACTCTTGTGGTGTTGGCATACCTGCCATTGCTCCACCCGCAGGAGTTGTTAGACCAAACGCACCTGCCTGACCTGCCACATTCTGAAACGCAGCTTCTTGTGTTGGCGTGAATGCTGCAACGTCTGCACCGTAGTATGGCACATAGCCAATCTGGGCAATACCGGGCTGACCCAATGCACCAGCTTGGCGCAGGTTGAATTTTGCTGCATCCTCAATGTACTGAGGTACCTCGACACTCGTTGTTGATGAGCCGCCTTTACCGCCTGCCATTACTATATCTCCTTAACGTATGACGCATGCAGGGGCTTCCAGCCATGCTTGGTCAAAGGTTTTTTCCATCCGTGGCGACCTGTTATTGTCACTGCTTCGCATCCTTGCGCTTTAGACCATGCTATCACATCTTTATGCATATCCATAAGCTGATCTAATTCTCCACCACCTAGAAACACATTTAGCACCTTTTTTCTAGGATATACCACAATTTCTGTCACTATGCACCCCTTGGGCGCAGGCCACAACTGCATCTTGCCCTCAGCAAGGCCAGACACAACGTCATCAAAGTTGTGCGTGCCGCCAGAATACTCCAGCGCAGCCTCAATCCAAGGGCGGCATCTTGCAAGCTCATCTATCTGAGTATGCGCATTCATCCGTGCAACCTCGTTATGGCAATTGTTGATGCAGGCGCAGCAGGTGCGAACGCAGTTGCAGTCGTGGCATCTAGGAAGCCCGATGTACTGTCTACCGCCCACATAGCCTCTAAATAATCACCAGCCTGCAAGTCAAATATTGCAGAGCGTGACACAACTAAAACTGAGGTATTGCTGTGCAGCGCGTTTTTCATGGTTGATCCTGAAACATCAACTCCATTTACGCGAGGCCAAAACCAAAAGTTTACAGTGCTAGATGACGATGACGCGATTTGAGCAGAAAAGCTAATCATATACTGACCAGCCTCTGCAAAAACTAAGCGTGACGCAGGCGTGCCGTTGGTAACTCCGTCAGCAATGCTAGAAGTGTACGTTAAAGCGTACGCTGTGTTGATTGCAGCAGCAGTTTGGTCTGTCGTGACAGCCCCAGCATATTGCCCATCCTCAAGCACGACCTGCACCCATGCGCCGTTTTTGGATACGACAGGATACAAATTCTCACGATCCCACATCATAATGCCATCTTCAGCAGCAGTTTCATCGCCTGTCTGCTGAACCAAGGCAGAGCGCGTTTGACCTAAAAACAGCATGAGGCGGCGACCCCATGCTTGCCAATCATTGCCTTTCGGCTCTGGTGCGCGTTGCTGTTGCGTCATCTACGACCCCCAGCAATCGCATCAAGCCTGTTATTGCCTACACGCCAATCTGTGTATCTTGCGCCCTCTACGCGCATTCTAAACTGACGACCAGTAAAGCGCATGCTTGTTGGGTTGCTCATAGAGAATGGCCCATAGTCTCGCTCAGTGCCGTTAGGGTAGAACCTTGTTTTGAACGTAGCATTCACATCGCCCTGCGTTTTCTCATCAGGGATCATCTCAACAATGCTTGTCACCTGATCCCCAGTTGCAATGTAGATTGGCCCAGTTTCTGCGTATGGCGTTAGATCGTCATAGTCCAAGCCAACCTCATGCTCATATATCTTAAAGTCGGCAGCATCCATCATCATAGGCTGACGGAATACGCCACGGTCTGTGCCTGCTGTGCGATCAAGCTCACCAATGTACCATGTGTTTTCTACATAGTTATAAACAACGTAACGATCATTCTCGATAGACGAGCCGCTTGGGTAGAACCACCAAACCTCGCCAAACATGCTGTTTGACATGGCAAATACTTTGCTGATCTGCGGTCTGTTTATGTCGTTAAATACATAATCAGAAACCTCGCATGGCATTTCTTGCACAGCGCCACCTGTGTATGCGTAGAACGAATTAACACCCATCCACATAGCGCCTTGATCTACAACAACGCAGGCTTGCGCTGCTGCTAGGCCGCATGACGTACCAACGCGCTCAATGCCATACACATAAGGTGGGCCAATATAGTTTGCCACATGCGCATCACGGCTGGTCAGCAGCAAGGTTTGACCCTTGACTGTATGCCCTGCCATAAGCTCACCAGAAGTTTGCAATTCCAAATCACCAGCTTCGTTTGTGGCTGCAGGTGTCCAAGTGTTATTGTCCTCACGGTCTGACCACTGCACCTTACGAGGATTGCCGCCTGCGCCTAAAGCAAACAGAAAGCGCTCTTCCGTTACGACAATGCCTTTGTTGCTGGTTGGTGCGTTTGACAAAACTGCTGCTGGTGTAGCTGTGTTAAGCTGCCACTCGTAAATCTTTCCGTCATCTGAATTACAGGCCAGCAAGTATTCGCCCCAAGGCTGCAAGTGCCATGATGTTGCAGGGTCAATTTTAACTGTGTCAGGCCGCGCAACACCATAAGCGTAAAC